CCGGTCCATGAGCCGACAGACTGAAAGAAGCCCACCATGTTAAACGGCAGAACGTCACGCCACTCGGCATCCCCATCGACTCGCGTACCTTTAATCAGGGGAAGCTTCATGGCGTTACCGGCGCGTCGTTTTCGTCAGAAAGGAAATCGTTGTGCGTGGTAATGCGATCTTCAGGGTGATAATACTTGCGGCCATAGGTCGTTTGATTGCCCTGGCCACGCGGGAAGCGGCTGGGATACTGGACCTCCTCGGCCTCAACAGTGCGATTGGCTATCGTCTGCATGCCCATACTTGCGTTGCGGGAAATGCCTGGGTGAACCTGCTTCTCGAAATAAGGCGCGACAGAAATGGCGACGGAGTTGGTGACACCCATCACTGCCCAGCCAGGGATGCCGGAATCCTCGGATGCGTCAGGCTCGCCATCGGATACGATGTACCCAATACGCCGCCCCGTGGCGTTGTTCGCCAGAATCCAGTCCTCCATGTACTTGAGCGTGTCTTGAATCTCGCCAGGATCGGCTTCAACAAAACGGGTGTTGACGCCGATCAGATTTAGAATGCGGTTTGCCAGATCACCCTTTGTCATCTGCCTGCTCCAACTTTTGCGCTATGGTTTCAGCCTTCATCTTGTGATGCGGCTTTTTGCCAAACTTTTCTTGGTAGGCGAATGACAGTGAATCCAGAACCTCGCCTTGCGTGGGGCTCTGTGGCGCCGCTGACAGATCAGACTTGTTCAGTCGCCAGCCCTCGGCAATCAATCGGGATTGCTCGTAAGTATGTGCAGGTCGGCCAAAAATGCCGTCGCCAAAGTCTGAGCAGTGCTCATCGGGATTGGTGGTGTAGAGGTATCTCATTGCTTGCCCCGTCCAATATGTTGACAGGTAAAAGAAAGGGGGCCGAAGCCCCCTGTCTCATTACGCCGGTACGTAAATCGCGTTACCGTTCCTTGACGGATCACGGTTGACCAGTCCATACCATGTGAACAGGCGCACACGACAGTTCAACGAGCTCAGGCTGGCGTCATAAGCCATATACAGCTTGATGCCGTTATCCAGCGTCTCACTGACTACCTTCATGCCGTCGAACTCGTTCAGAACGTCCAGGTTGCCATCAGCGTTCACAAAGCCGACTGAATCATCAGCCCAGAAGCTGTTAGCCTGGCCGCCGTTCGTGTTGACCTTTGCAACCGTCATGCCCGACACAATCGCCGTGCTGATGTTTGCGTAGGCCGCCTGCGAACTGGTGATGCCCGCCTGATCCGCCGCGATAGGCTTCGGGTAAATGGTCAGATCGCTGCCGGACTTCTCAATAACGCGGAACGTCATCAGCTGGCCGGTATTGGTCTTATCCATAACCCCTAAAGCATTCACACCTGCAAACGTGATCACATCGCCAACTTGGTAGTTGGTCGCGGCTGTCATGGTTACAGTGCCGTAACGGTAGTCGACGTTCTGGATTGAGCCGCCCACGGTCTTGTAGCCTTCAGGCACTTCAACAACATCAGCCGCCACAGTGCTGTCAGCGCCGGCAGCGGTCGGGATGGTGCCGTAGGTTGGGGCCTCAAAGGCGTCAAAGCCCGCGACGTTCCTCCCAATTTGAGCCGTTCCATAAGCCGCTTCTGTGCGACCGTTAAGGTCAGAGCGTGAGGCCAGGTCAGAGCCCATAACCTGATAGGTCCGAGGGTTGAAAAAGAAGCTTGCCCCCATGTCACGATACGCTTGCCGCTCGGAATACAGCGTTGCAGCCTCAGATACGAAGTCAAAGCCCGCTTTGCTGGACTCGTAGTACATGGTGCCAGTACTGGCTACCATGTTAGCGGCCCGCAGGTTTGCGTCAGCGGAAAGCTTGCGTGAACCGGCCTGTGCACGGCGCTCCATAAAGCTGCGATCACGCAATTCTTCTGCGCGAAGGGTGAACCAGTCGTTGCGCGGAGCCTCCACGTTTAGCGGGTAGGTCTGCTCGATAATGTCGCCCGGTGTGGCGCCCGACAGGTCAAAGCCGGACACGACGGGCGCTTGCTGCTCAACGGTCTTCCAGTACACGTTGTTCGCGTTCTGGAGGTTTACGCCGGCTTGGGTATCAACGCCCATGCGTGACGCATAGACAAAGTTATCGTTCATCTGCTTGCACGACTCGTCGTAGAAAGCCAGGATATTCTTTGCGGTTTGGTTAGCCATGATGTATTGCCTCTATCATGTGAGCTTAACCCCTCGTGCTTCCGCTTGTTTCTGAACATCACGCATGGCTTTCAGGTCGCTGGTCTTGGAGGCTTTATCGTAAGCCTCTTGCAGCTTCCGGCTGGAAGCGGGCGACCCATCACCGCGTAATGATTCATCGGGCGCAGGGGCTTTGCTGAGTCTTTTGGAATGCTTGGGTTTCAATTTCTCAGCCAGGCGCGTCATGTGGGCGATTGCCTTAAACCCGTTGGGGTCGTCTTTCAGCAACGCTTTGATCTGCGACATGGCGTTGTCATTTGTGCCGATGTAGTAAGCAACTCGCTCACCACCATCTCCAACAGAATCCAACAGGTAGGCCAGTGATCCTTCGATCTTGGTGGCTTCGTCTACCTCGTCAGTGGCGCGATTCAGTGCATCGGCAACCCGGTCAACGCTGACCTTGTTATCCGTTGCAAACTTCGCGGCCCGCTTTGCCAGCCCTTCGGTCTTTGACCGCATGGAAGTGGCGTACTCATCATTTTGCTGTTTCCGCTGATTGCTCAATTCGTCAATGCGCTTGCACTCGTTAACCCACTGCTGGTACGCCCGTGAATACTGCTCTGGCGTATCAACTCCGTTCTCATACAGCAACGGTACAGGTGGGTATTGCGCTTCAGGTTGCGTCTGGCGCTGCTGTGGCTGCTGCTGGCCGGTATTCATGGCCTTCTGCATCTCAGCAATCTGCGCTTTCAGCTCGTCCACTTCAGTCTGGCGATCACTCGCCTTAGCGGACTCCTGCTGACGTTTCTTACGCTCTTTGGTCAGCTTATGAATCAGCGCATCTTCTGCGCTAGGCTTCTGCCGGTCGGGTTCTGGCTCCCCGTCTAGCTCAAGCTCAAAATCATCCGATTCTTCAGCCTCTTCGGTATCCTCGCCTTCTTCGTCAGAACTGCCTTCCTCGGATTCTGTTTCATCCGGCTCAAGCTCATCCTGGGATTCAGACTCATCAACCTCAGTGATTGTCGCTTCGTCTTCTTCGGCTTGCGCTCTCAGATCTTCCAGTGACATAAAGTTATCCGCCTTTATTTGCGTATATTCGGTATCCGCCGAACTCGGATCAGGGTGTTCGCCCTGCTCGATTGTGAAACATTATAACATTACGTGAAGGGTTATAGAATTAGTTGGATTAATCAATCTGCATCTAGTTGTAATCGTTTTAATTCTTCTTCAAGCCGAAACTTTCTGTACCCTTTCGATCCTTCCAGTTCTTTTGTTATTTCTGCAATGCGTTCAATTTTTGTAGGCGCTGGCACAATGCCAACAGGTATTTCCTTTATGCCTAACTGTTTTGCAGCCAAAGCTCTGTTGCGACCATCTTGAGACCCTGCCGCCCTGTCAATATAAGGCAGAGGAAACTCATCACCTTTGCTCATATCATCAGAGTATTTAGATATTTCTTCTGTCGTTCGCTGGTTAGAGCTTAGCCACCCATCAAAAGACCCACCCATTCTGGCATCCGTCGCCTCGTAGGCTTGCCGCAGGTATTCATCTGGCGACATCATTACAACTGATTTTATTTTGGCGTCAATGGCCTCATCTCCAGTGCTCTCATTGAACGCGGATTCAATATTCATTCTGTCCTTAACCCTATCGCCACTACCACCTATACCAGCAGGCCGGTACATTGTTTCGCTTACCTCAAAGTCTTTGGCCTTTCCCTTGTTATCCACGAACCCGAAGCGTTTGTAAAACTCGCTTAGTCGTTTCTTGTTGCCGCCAAAGTCTGCGGAAGGCGACAAGTCTATGCGCTTGCCTGTGCTATCTGCGTAATCAACAAGCTCTTGCATGGCCTGAGTGCCGGCTCCTGAGCTGCGCTGACCTTCTGGAACTATAATTTTTCCTAGCACTAGATTGTCGGGATGCTCGCTAACAAACGATTTAATGCCTCGGCTTTCCCATGCTGCCGTAACGTCTTTAACGGTCGATGGCTTGGCCGTAACGCCGCCAACTGCGCCCCGCTGACTCCTGCCAATGCCGCTCGCCCCAATATCTCCCATCTCAAACTGTCTGCCAGGTGTCGCACGAGCCGCTTTAAGCCCTAATGCTTCAAGCCCCATCGTTGGTATAGAGTAAGCCGCCGCGCCTAGTGCCGGCGATCCTGTGGCGTCAAACGCTGCATCGCCAAGGAAAGAACTCGCACCCTCAAATGCTTGGCCAACTGGCGCCATGAAATTAGACAGCGACTGAAGCCCCTGCATACCTGCCTCAGTCCTCGGCTGGTAGGTCATGGCCTCTTGCGTCTTGTTAATCGCACGAGTGGCCACGTCAGAGCCAAACGGCGTAGCAGCTAGGCCCACAAACCCAGACACAGGCTCTGCAACCATCGCACTAGCCATTGTTGCAGCTGGCTCAACGAATCTCATAAATCGGCGCTCAATCTCTTGCAGCGCAGCGTTCTGTGTCGGCCCTAATAGATTCCTCTTGCGAGCCTCCCGTAATGCCTGCAACTGTCTCGGATCGGATCGCCCCGCCATTACTGGCCCCCGGCTGCAATGTTGAATAAATCCTGATCGCTCAATGCTTCCATCTGCTTGCGGATATTCTCAAGCTCGACACCTTCCGTTTCGGCTAACGTCTTTTGCGCGTCATAGCCTTGCTTCTGCGCGTCTGCCTCAACCTTTACCCGCTTGGTCATGGCCTCATATAGCTTGATCTGAGTGGATTGCTGGTTGTGCTGGCCATCCATCTGAACCTTGGCCATATCGGCCTCTGCTTTGGTCTGCTCAGCCATTGCCATGACCATATTCGCGTCAGGCTGCTGCTGTTGCTGGCTGGCTTGCTGCATCATCTGCTTTTCTTCGTCGGTGTCAGGCTTCATCAATCCCTGCATTACAAGGCGTTTGCGGGCGTAGGCCTTCAAGTGGTCGGTCTTTGGCCCTTCCATGAGGGTGAAGTAAGTCAGCAGAACCATCTCGCCCTCTGGCGTACCTTGCAGCGCGGTGTACAGCTCCCGCATCTCGGAGCGGGCTTCCTCTTTCTGTGACTGGAAGTTCGGCCCAACGTCTGCGTAAACCTCAAACTTGCCCCTGGTGATGTCATTGATGACCACTTCCTGCCCGGTTTCCTCGTCGAATACCGTTTCCATGACAGTAACAGACGACTCGGTGCCATCCGGCTGCGTGGTAACAGCTTCACGCGGCACGTCATACAGCTCGGAGGCCATAGACGCATACACACGGCCCGCTTGCTTCATAGCCAGCGCAAAGCTGTTCTGGTACAGGAAGGTTTCCATGTTCTGCGCGGATTGAGCCGAGTTTATTTGCCCCTCCGTCACCTGGCCGCTCATCATCTGCTCTTGCGACAATGCGCCGCCGGTTACGTCATCCACTGAGCGCCGGGTAAATTCCAGCATCGCGGCAGCAGCCTGTGGAAGCTGTGGCGGCTCGATGTAAGAGGCAGGACCTTGCGGGTACGGCATCTCAGTAATCGGGCTGACCTCGTTCATCAGCAGGTACGGAAAGTTGTTATCCGACCCCGCTGCGGAGTGCATGTACTCAAAGCCCTGAATCTGGCCGGGGAAGTACATGGGCTTCTGGCGCGGCCCTTTGGCTACGATGTCGGCCATGTAGCTCATGGTAAAGTTATGCAGGCGCTGCCCGTCCTGGGCGTCGTGGTAGATGCCCCGCCAGATTTCGCGGCCCTCAACCCGGCTCCAGTCGCCATACAGCGGAATGATGGGGATATGCTCGCCAGGTATGCGCTGCTTCTTCAGCACCTTCTCGCCGGTCACGATTTCCTTGGTGACCACCCAGCGCTCTTTCATCTTCTCGCCAACTTTGACGAAGCCGGCCCGCTCCATATCGTCAATCACATCTTTGACTTCACGCTGATACACGGCCTTGGTCTGGCCCAGCGGGTCTTCAAAGATCAGGACACGCTCGCGCTTTTTCTCTTTGCTGTAAAATTCTGCGACTTTGATTTCATCGGTCTTTGAGCGCCAGAATATAGCGTCACTGCGCTGCGAGGACCTGAATGGCCGGGGCTCTTTGTTGGCCTCGTAATCAATGCCCATCTCGTCGGCGTAACGCTCCCACCCCTTCTCGGTGAAAGTGGTAATAATGGCGCACCAGCGGGCGTCAGACTTGTCTTTCTTCTTCGCATTGCTGTCGAAATACACGACGTTGTTGGCTTCGTTAATCGGCTCGGCAATGATGCGCTGATAGTTGTTCAGGTCGTCAAACTTGGATTCGTACTCTGTGACAAAGCGAAACGCGCCAAAGCCGCAATCTACCTGGTCTTGCAGTGCGGTCTCTATGGCCTCTTCTGAGCGCAGCATATCGGTGCGGTACATGCCGGTCAGGGTTTCTGCGGCATCCTCGCCAGCCCCGTCGCTGCCTTTGAACGTAATACCGACAGGGTTAGACCAGAGCTCGCCCAGGATGCGGTTACGGCGTGACTTGATAATGTCGAACGTGCCACGGAATTCGGTCTGAACGTCTGCGCCAATGTCGTCATCCCACTGCGAGATGCGACCGAATACCAGCATATCCCCGGCCTCTTCACGGGTTGCGCTGGTACTCGCCTCTGCGTCATCAACGAGTTCTTTGATTTCTTCCAGATCCATATCTCTGACCCATTGGCTTAATTGAGGGCGGCATAACGGCGGCGTTATTGGCAATCTTGTCAGGCACTGCGAGACACATCATCACGGCGTCTGCCATGTTGGGTGAGTCGATCTTCAGCGCCTTCATATCAATTTTGCTCATTATCTGAATCTTGCCCGTGCCGTTCGGCTTTTTCGGTATCCGGCATAATTCGGACTTCAGCCCGCTCAGTTCTTCAATCTCTGACGAAAAGCTTACAAGGGTGTCAGGGTCGTGATACTCGCCCTTTTCCACTGCCCGGTAGGTTCGGTACATGCGGTCACGCAGCGCGATATAGGCCTGCGCTCTGCGGTTCTTGAAGGCGTCCTTGTTGGGTATGGGCCGGGCGCTGTTGTCATCAATCATCTGCCACATGGCTTCGGGCTTATCAACGCCTGCGGAACCTCTGAACAACTCCTGCCG